TTCTACGATGAGCGACATTTTCTACACCTCAACCCCGTGCGGCTGTCTGCGTCGGTCATACCGCCACCACCAACTGCGTCAGCCCCATTGCGGCAAGCACGGCAAGACCATCATCACCTGCACATGCCGTTAGCTGGTCGGGCATGGCCAGCACTGGCTCAAGGCTGAACACCAGCGCCACCTGTGCGCGATTGGCAGCGGCCATGCTGATGGTGTAGGGCTCAACGTCCCACGCTGGACGCACGAGTGTAGCCTGTGCTGTTGTGGTGAATGTGTCCGAAACTGGTAACGATGCACAGGCGTAGAGGTTGCCGTCCGCATCTTGCCAGTTCAGTGCGACGTAGGTTGCCGCATCGTCTGGGCCGTAACCTAACACCATTGCTAGGTCGTTGGCGTCATCCCGCAACGCATCAGGGCAAGCGATTGTCAGTATCATATCAGTAGCCTCCTGTAACTGTGACGGTCCAGCCGCGAGAGCGCAGTGTAGTGATAGCAGCTTCGCCAGTTGATGATGGCGCCGAGCCGCCCGACTGGCCAAATACCCGCGTTCCTGCCGCAATACCAGATGCCACGAGCGACACTAGGATGTTATCGATGCTGGTTTGGGTTAGTGCAGTGTTTGTAAATGCTTCGGTAAAGTCCCCACCATTTATATTGTCGAAGGCATTAGCGGGGAAGCTCGTGAGGCTGGTGCAGTCAAACCAAGTCCGGTTGAAATTAGTCCCTACGGATGTGTCGATCAAGGGGAAGCTGGTCAGGCTGTTGCAGTCGTACCAGGCTTGGCTGAAATTAGTCACTGCGGATGTATCAATCAGAGAGAAGCTCATGAGGCCGACGCAGTTACGCCAAGCCTGGAAGAAATTAGTCGCTGAGGATGTATCAATCAGAGGGAAGCTCGTGAGGCCAGTGCAGCTATGCCAAGCCAAAATGAAATTAGTCCCTGAGGATGTATCAATCAAAGGGAAGCTCGTCAGGCCGGTGCAGTTGTGCCAAGCCAAACTGAAATTAGTCCCTGTGGATGTATCAATCATAGGGAAGGAAGTAAGTTCCGCCCTGTCACGCCAGAAGCTCGTGAAACTAGTCACGGCACCATAGCTGGCAGTCGCGCCGTTTGCCACAAAGTATGCCTCCGTCTTCGCAGCTTCCCCCACACTCAAAGCCCCGTTGCGGATTAACTGCCCTACGATTGCGTTGCCGGGAAAATACTGACCACCCCTTCCGCCAATGTCATAAGCACCAGACGGAATGGTCACACCATAACTTGCAGTTCCTTCATCCGTGCCGAGAACCATCGTGCCTGTGAAGCCACCTGTCGGCACCGTAACGGTCAGGCGGTCGTCAACTTTATCAACTGTGGCGCGGAAGGGACCAGTCTGGTATGTAAGACGTCTCGCAGTTGTGGTCTGAATTGCGTGATTGCTACGCCCTGACTTATCGCCAATATATCCAATCGGGTCTGCTGCCGCTGTAACAGCCGTGGTCCCGTCTGAAAGCTGGAACAGCGTGGAAATGTCGAAAGCTTCGAGCCACGCGCCCTGTTGACTGGCTGCGAATAGGGACACGGGGGAGAAGGGGAGCAGCTTTTTCTTTCTTTCTTTTCTGGCATAGTAAAGCGCAGCTTGAAGTTTCGCCTTCACATCTGTGGGCGAATTCTTCAAGCTGGCGAATCTCGATTTCGGAGGTGAGGCCATCACAGCCTCACTTCAACAAAGCACGAACTGGACGCTTGCCGCCGCGTTTCGTTTTCCTTGCCATAGCCTGATCCAGCGGAGAGTGAGGGTTGATGTCTTTCAACGAACCGAACTGAGACATCACGGCCTTCTGTTTCGCCGAACGTTCAGCGCGTTGCTGGTTCTGCGAAGTGATGTAAGCGCGGATCGCCTCGGGGTTGGACTGCATCGGCAATTCGGTCTTGATTCGTGACTGAACGAACATCAGCGACATCTTGAGCCGATTACGAAGATCGTTCAGGTGTTCAACGTTCCGAGTGACTTCGGTCTGTTGCTGCATGATCAGCGATTCGATCTCCTCAAGGTCTTCCTTGGGCACTCCACGAATGAACTGTGCGAACTCTTTCTCAGGAAGGGGCTCATCGAAATCAGCAAGGATTCCGGCCGACGAGGTATCGATTTCGAGATCGATTTCTTCGTCGTTTACTTTTTCACCGGAGGTTTCTTCTTCGTCATTGGCTTCTTCGGCATTTCCACCATCCATGAGTTTCTTGCGGTTGAAAGAAGGATCGGCCTCGAAGATTTCCTGACGAGTCAGGACTTCGATACCGGTCTTCTCTTTGAGGTAGTCGACCAGCGGATCACCATTCTGGGTCCACTGATCGTCGTCCAAGGCATCCATTCCGGCAAAGGCCTCGACAATTTTCGTTTTTGACATGGTCATTTCTCCTTAGTCGTCGCCGAGGATAGTGTAGCACAGAAGAAGTTCGCCAGTGACCGTAAGCACGACGGTCTCATCATCTGTGATAGCACCAGCGTCGATGAGGACGTTGAGGTTGATTTCCAGTGATCCATCGGTATTGTCGAAGATCGCCTGCGCTGCGTTGGTTGCTCTCACAACCGGCGCAATTTCAGCGACGGCTGGACCAACGGCTGTCGAACCGATGATATCGACCTCTATGCCAGCGAGAGTTCCGTTGGCATCAGGCCCCGTGCCGATACTGAAATCTCCGTTCCAAGTAGCGGTAAGATTGGCATCGCTACCAGTTCCACGGAAGTTGAGATAGGAGACTGCGCCCAAGAAGAGAACGTTGCCCTCAGGGAAATCACCGATGACAAGGGTCCCGAAACCGACAGCGCTTCCCACCGAAACGACGCTGACAGTGCTAGAAATAACGATTCGTTCTTTGACGATCTCCTGTTTGCGTTTGTCACCGCGAGATAGAGATCGAGGAAGTCCTTTACTCATGACGTTCTCCTTTTCTGAACTGAGAGGATGACGCGGAGGCGACCGCTACCGGAAGCCGCCTCCGCTACAGATCACGCCTCGCGGGTGACCAGCCGCGCGAACTTGATCTGCTTCCTTTCCGTGTAAACACGGTTCCAGGAAGCTGCCTCGTCCAGATCGTCACCAGACGTGCCGGTGTTCGCTGGGCCACCGTTAGGAGCAGTACCAGTCCACGCATGACCAACGGGATGGATGCACCATTCCGCACGGTTGTAGAGGATCTCTTGTCCGCTGCCATTACCAGCTCCGGGCCGACGATCGACTTCTGTGGGAACTGGCGGAGAGCCGACACCCAGACGAGTCGCACCACCACCGAACAACCACGTTTGATAGACGTTGGATGCAAACGGCATACCGTCGTCAATCACGACCTCGCGACCCAGGAACGTAGGAATGTTCACAACACCCATCGCGTCGGGAATGAAGTCGATCAGGTTGTTCTTCTGCATTCGGTTGTAGACGACCGAATGGACCATCACACCTGTGAGACCCTCCATGCTGTCGCCCATAGTCAGAGCGGCATCAAGAAACGCCTCGGCCGAGAAATCGGTGACGCCAGCCGAATAGGAGGCACCAGAGACATCGTTCGTGTAATCGCCGGAGTCGTTTGCAGTGTTGTCTGCGAGCACACCTTTCCACGTCGACACGAAAGCGAGTTGCAGTCGGCGGGTCCAGTAATAGGCGACACGATCAGCGATCGCACCCATCGGATCGGAGCCAGCCAGAGTCGCAGCGAGCGACATGGTCGACCAAGACTGGTTCCGCGAGAGACGAACGCCGATTTCGGTGATACTGCCGATCTTCTTCGGATCTGGAGGGCGTTCCGGTGAAGTGCCAGAACCAGCCGCGTTCGCCGAAGAGTCTGCTGTGTCAAATACCGCAGAGGAGTCGTTGGAAACCCGGTCGACATCGTTGTCCAGATCGCGCCAGGACGGAAGGTTGAAGGTAAGACCACCTCCAGCCAGAAGGCCGTCGATCGCTGCGTCGCGAACGGCCATGCCTGATTGAATGATGCGAGATTTCTCTTCCGTGAGTTGCTGGACGTATCCAGTGAAAATCGCCGGAACGACGACGTCGCTCACGCGAGTTGTGGGGCCTGCTGCCATGTGATTCTCCTTTCGAGCATTGGCGTTTGGGAAAACCGACAACGAGGCCATGCTCAGTCGGAGGACACCGATCCCCTGATCGGGTTGATGCTTGCACCGTAACTCAATTCAGAATCCGATGCAAGCAGAATTTTCAACCTTTCGGCCGAGGACCGCCCAAGGAAGTCCCAGCGGCTTTGGCAAGTCGACCAGCGAGGTCGGCGCTGTCGTTGAAGACCTTGCCTTGCTCAGTGAGATTCCAGTTTTTCGCCGACCAAGGATTCGCTCCGTTGAAACCGGTCCCACCGTTTCCACCACGAGCACCACCACCTTCGCTTTCTGGCCACCAGTGAGGGCGAAGCTTCTGCATGTCGCGAAGCCAGCCATCAATACCGAGACCAGGAGTGATACCTTCAATTCCTGACTTGGCGATCCACTTGCCTTCCTCGTTCTGTTCCAACATCACTGAGGCCGCGCCTTCGATGTCCGGAACCGCTGTCGCATGAGACTTCACCTTGGTCGCCTCGGCGCGAACAGAGTCATTGCGATCGCGAGTGATGATCGAGTTCTTCAAACTGGCGTTCTCTTGTGCAAAGGCATCACGCTCTTCACCCATCGTTTTGATCTGACGATCGAGAGGACCTGTTTTCTGCGCCAATCGGCCATCAACGATCTTGTTGATCGCATCGTCGTCCAGCTTACCACCAGCGGCGGCTTCCAGTTCACGGATACGATCCAGCTGAGTGAGAGTTTCCTCAGCATTGAGTTCACCCCACGGTTTCAGCCGATCTTTCGTGATCTTGTGATCGTTGCGTTCCTTGCGAAGCGCCTCGGACACAGAGTCCACGTCTTTCTGGGTCTTCATTCCGGTGACACCTGTCATCGAAATCGAGCCATCTTCATTCCTCGTAAAGAGTTCGGCGAAGATAGTCTCGTCGCGGAACGCTTCCGGCAGAGCGTCCTCGTTGTCATATCTCAATTCGATCGGCATCGATCTTTCCTTTCAGCATCACGCTATGTTTATGTGGAGGAATCTACTGCGTCGATTCCTTCGGTTTTCCAGTCTTGTTCTCTTGGTCACCATTACGATCACCAGAAGGATCACGTTTCAAGACTGTCTTCTCCTCCTCTTCGATCGCACTCAATTCCTCTTCGAAGGCCAACTTCGTGAGTCCACGGTCGAATGCTATCTGGTGGAGGCTGCGAGCGGAAATCGGGAAACCGAGATTCCGAGCAGTCTGCTGTTCGACCATCGTCTGGCCGGTCAGTTCTGTGTTTCCGAACTCTTTGTTGGGCTCGACAAAAACCTCTGCCGGATTCAGGCCCATCCATTCGGCGCAAATCTTGAGTGCAGCTTCAAGACCTTTCGCTCCAGTGTCAGCGACCTGATTGAGATCTGCTGTTCTGGCGGCGATACGAATACCGAGGCTCTTGCCGCTTTCACGTTCGCGACTGGTGCTGTCAAGTGATTGAGCGCCCATGGAGCCAGCGTGTCCGCGATCGTCTTTCAATGCTTCTCGCTGTTCCGAAAGACCATTGGCTGTGACTCCAATGAACTTGGCGTCACCCTGAGGATTGCTGATATCGATTCTTGCACCGGCACCGGTCCGAAGACTCTCGTCCTCTTCTTGTGTACCACCGATCACGACCAGCGTCTCTTGGCCCTGCATGAACAGGTTCTGGCGATAGTCTGCCTCACCACGATAGATCGTCATGCAGAGTTCACCGAGGTCCAGCAGAGGCGGCTCATCGGGATCAGACACAAGATCACACGAGTTGATGATAACGAAAGGAATCTTTTCCAGCGTCTTTCCGAGAAGAGACGGAGCCTTCAACTGATCTGGGTTGAACTCGACGTCTTTGGTGAAAAAGACACCGACTTTATAGGTGGCAGCAGATTCGTTCTGATCGATGTTGCCGATGACCAGCACACGATACTTCTCATCGATCTCCCACGTGAACGAGGTCAACCCACGCTCGTATTCGGATTCGTCAAGAACAACAAGATTCATCACCTGAGGAACAAGTCCCTCAACTGTTCCATCGTCCCAATTGATGATACGCTCTGTCGTATAGGTGGCAATGTAGGGAGTATTCCCACCGGAAGTCGGCAGATCAGCAAGAAGACCGATACGACCCGAAATCAACTGTTCAGTGTTGATGCGACGGAGCAACTGAGGAAGGTCTTCTCCTTTTGACGAACGAATTCCCTCCATACCTTTTGGCAGAATGATCTTCGCTGGTTGGGAGTGGAGCATTCCAACTGCTGTCTGGACAGCCTCGCGGACGAAGTTCGGGAAACGAGCCCTCCGCAGATAAGAATCGTAAGCCTTGTATCCCACCTGTTCTGTGTTCGTCATCCCATCGGCAATTTGTCCGCTCGTCGCCGGAAGATAAGCCGTTCGCTTCGACTTGACTTGGCGCTGACCACGATAAGCATCGCTCATCAGAATCCAGTCTTCAAGCATGGCGACATACTGAGGGTGCTTCGAAGAAATGTCTCGCGACATATGAGTCTCCATGGAATCGACGTAGAGGAACCGCCTTTATGTCGATTCCTATAGCCTTATCGGAGGTATCTGGCAAGGACTTTTATTCTCGTTGAGCGGAGGAATCTACTTCGTTGATTCCTTGGAAAGGAGAAGTCGACGAAGTAGACTTCTCAGCTCATCCCAGTCGTCGTCCCTTGACCAACCTTAATTCCAACGAAACGGACACGATATCTCGTTTCATCGGCAATGTGATCTTCTGTCCTCGTATCAACGTCATCAGGATCATCTTCATCCCTCGGAA